CGCCCGTGATATTAACCAGCGCGGCTCTGTCGGACCAGATACCGTCGCCGCCAACTGCGAGCTTGGGTGGGGTAGCGAAAGTGTGCATAGCAATTCTCCTAGTAAAAAGCGGATGGTTTGTCCGTGTTAGGCTGAGTGACGGACCCTAACTACTCTTCGTGCTCTTCGACCCGACACGCCGAGAGTCGTTTCCGTGTTCCGACCTCTCGCTCGGAGATATATAATCCCGAATACGATTGACGGGCGGCACCCGTGCGGCTCATGCCGTGCTTTGGCGCTTGCCCGTCGATCAGGAGCACTTTGTCAACGGTCGCAAGCCCCGGCGATATCCTGGTTGCCTGGGCTGTGATGGCAATATGCCGCCACCCCGCCGGGACTTTGACGCTGGAACTGTATTGAATAATCATAATGTTCTCCTGGTTATCTACGTTAGGCAGGTGCGCTTGGCACCCGCAAAAAACTGAAGACCGTGATAAATCCGTCCGTTCTGGGTGTTCGGGCAGGAGCACTGCACCCACACGAACCAGCGCCCGTTTTTTTCGAGCGTTTTTACCGCCGGGTGTAGCTTGCCCCCACGCCCGCTTCGTGCTGCACCGTAAACTCTCGTATCTGTGTCTACTCTCGTAGTCATAGTGACTCTCTCGCAAATTAATCGTTGAGCAGGTCGACAATTACTATCTCAACTTCGCGGACATCGAGGATTGTGGCGTCGGTGTATTTGGTCGGGTCCATCACGACCAGTTCACGTCCGTTAGGCATTTCAATCAGGTAGTGTTTGACGATGGTTTTCATAGTGATCTCCAAGAGTTAATGTTGACTGAGAGATGCAAAGCGCATCGTGCAGCCCCCCGGGGAGGCTGACCGATGAACTCTGGGGTGATTTCAACCCGCCATCGTTGGGTTGGGTCTAGGGGATTCCGCTCGGGCAGGTCGTGCGCTCTTTACGGTCGCGTTAGCACCTAGACTCCGCAGGCTTGGTCTGACTAACTGACCTATCTGCCACCAGGACATCCATCGGTCGCCTGGAACGTAGCCCCTAGTCGGGTCGGCGGTTTGGGGCGAAAAACTAAAGAGCAATGCCGACACCCGAACTGTACATAACGGATTACTGTGTGTCAATAACAGACGGTAATTCACGTTGTAAATAAGCCCATAATGTGTTGCTTATTAGCAACTCCACGAGCGAGAACAGGGGTCAGACCAATAACCCTCTAATTTGGTCAACTATTAGTCCAATCAATGGAGTCGTTATGAAAAAGGTAATGAAAGCCGTCAAGGGGTATGCCAAGGGCGGCGCAGTTGGAGGCTTCAAGGTTTGCGCTGCATGCAAGAACCCCGCCGCCTGCGCAAAGATGGGCAAGTGCGCGGCGCAAGGAATGGCGCACGGTGGAAAAGTCAAGGCTAGGAAGTAACGGCAGGGCCAGGGGAGGGCGTTGAAGTGGCCAAATCGAGCGTATCGAGCGTTAACGCCGCGGGGAACTACACCAAGCCCGGGATGCGCAAGAAGCTATTTGAGTCAATTAAGGCGCGGGCGACGCAGGGAACGGCAGCGGGAGAGTGGAGCGCCCGAAAAGCTCAGCTCCTGGCAAAGGAGTACAAGGCCCGGGGAGGGGGATACCGTGATTGATGAGCATGAGGAGTGGTGCGGCGTGTTCACGGGCGAGCCGTGCACCTGTGGTGCAGACGACCTGTATAGCGAGGACCCCGTAGAGCCGAACAACACAGAGGACGCTCTTGAGTGAGAGCGCCGCAGAAAAGCCTCAAGGCGTGGGGCGATCAAAAGTGGAGAACGAAAAGTGGCAAACGTAGTAGTGACACTGGTGAGAGATACCTGCCAGAGGCTGCGATCAAGAGTCTCAGCTCTAAGGAATACGCTGCGACAACGGCTGCGAAGAGAGCCGGGAAAGCAGCCGGAAAGCAATTCGTGAACCAACCTAAACGTATCGCGGAAAAAACGGCGCGGTATCGATGAGCACCCGGAAGATTTCCGTATCGGAAAAGCGCCGCCGCAACGACGCCGCGAGGGATCAGGTGCTAGGAGAGGTAGCACAAGAGGAGCGCACTGCTCACAATGAGCTACGTATATCCAAATCCAAGGCCAACGCAGTCACAGTGCTGGGGAGACCGAGCGAGTACAGCGAAGACGAGGCAGACAAGATATGCGCGTGGATCGGAGAGGGCAGGTCACTACGCAGTTACTGTAGGCTCGAGCACAGATCGCTGGAGACGGTGTACAGGTGGCTGAGGGAGCGGAGAGATTTCCGAGAGCGGTACGCCCGCGCACACGACGACCGCGCCGACTCGCTTGCTGACGAGATTTGCGACATTGCGGACGAGGTTGCGTCGGGCACGCTCGAGCAGATCCAGGCTGCACGTCTGCGTGTGGACGCCCGCAAATGGGTCGCGTCTAAGCTCAAGCCCGCGCGGTGGGGCGAGTACCAGCCCAACACGACGTCGGCTCCGGTCATTTTCAACCTTGGGATACGCACCACCCACACACAGCCGCCCACAATCGACGCCAAGCCACTGATTCCACTGGTGAGTGGCCCGGGCAGCTAGTCCGGTCTACGGGTAGCCACAGGGGAACAGCTGTGCGGAACAGGATTCATGGGCGATTTTCGCGCCCTGTTCGAGCACCTGGTCACAGACGTGCGGTCACCAGGTGTGAACAGTCCTGCCAGCTCAAAACAGCTGTTATGGGGAAGGCAAGACGCCCTGGCTGTGGGTAAAGCTGTGGGTAATTCTGCGACGGGCCTGCAAAAAGCCCTGTAAAACCAGGAGCTTAGTGGGTGAGTATGAATCCCACGACCTCGGTCAGACAGCCGCGGAGCCAGCCCCCCGGGGGCGGCGGACCCACGGCGCCGGCTGCGGCGGCTCTGGGGCCCCACCACATACCCACCCCCACACGCAGGAAACATGGTTTTGACCCCCATGTGGACCACGAGCCCCCGTGGTTTGGCTTGGAACCAATTCTTTCGTATTTTTTTTGAGGTATTGCATGCTTGATCGTGAGCTTGAGAGCTTTTTGAGGCAGTTTGAGCCACTGAAGTATGTGGATGTCGGCTACAAGAGCCCGGAATTGAGTGCTCTTGCGCCATTCTTGGTCACGGTGGCGGGTAACGTGAGCCTTCATGGGGTGATTCATCGCTTTGAGGCGGACGTAGACCTGCGTGCGCTCGGCTCCCCGGGGGATCTTGAGCGTCTTGTGGCCCTTATTCTTGCCGCAATCGAGCGGGCAAGCAATACAGTAACGCTGCACTGACTCAAATGATCTTCATTGCTGCCATTTTCTTCTGTCTTGAAGCCCAGTGCGGCATAGTTTCAGTGAATTTTGCGTTCGAAAGCGAGGCTGAGTGCAGAAAAGCCGTTGAAGTAGGGGCAAACCACCTTGCCGGCTCGGGCGCGACACTGATTAGTGGTCAATGTCTGTCGATAAGACATGAGCCAAAGCAGTCCTGTCGGTATGAAAGGATGACGGGCGCCCGTCCGGACGTTAAACCAGGAGAAAAAGTTGATTGAGGTGCTTGGAGGCGGGCTTCTTGGCTCAATTTTCGGCGGGCTTTTCCGTCTTATCCCGGAAATCCTGAGATGGCTGGACAAAAGGAATGAAAGAGACCATGAGCTCTTGATGTTCCAGAGACAGTGCGACCTTGAAGCTCAGCGAAGCGCTCAAAAACTGGCAGAAATCGGGGCCCATAGGGAAGCCGCGGTGGACGTCGGCGCGATGGGGGCGTTTCAGGCAGCGATTGATCAACAAGCCCGGATGGTAAGTGCCGCAGCAAAGGGCTGGGTGGCTTCTTTGTCTGCGAGCGTTCGACCTGTTGTGACTTATTGGGTTCTTTTCCTCTGGTCGTTCATACATGTGTGGTTTGCCTGGAATGCGTGGATGGATGGAGCTCCTCCACGAGAGGTTTTCCAAACAATGATGACCGCGGACATGAGCGCACTTGTGTCCGGGACGATCAATTACTGGTTCCTTGATAGGACGCTTGCCCGCCGTGGGCTGTGATGAAGGAATCGGTTCGGATCGCGGTCGACCTCTGTAAGTTTTTTGAGGGCTTCAGATCGGCGCCGTATCTCTGTCCTGCTGGGGTGGCGACGATTGGGTATGGGTCGACGTACTACCAGGATGGAAGCAAGGTTGAGCTATCCCATCCTCCAATGAGCATGGCACAGGCTGAACAGCTGTTGCTGTTTGAGTTAGATCACACTTACTTCCCGGGGGTCTTGCGCCAATGCCCGAATTTGATTTTCGAAAGTCCTGGTCGGCTAGCGGCGATCGTCGACTTCGCTTACAACCTCGGCGTGGGGCGGCTCCAGACCTCAACCCTGAAAAGAAAGATCATCTCGAAAGACTGGGAAGGGGTGAAGGAGCAGTTGATGCTTTGGGTCCGCGGCGGAGGGAAGGTCCTCCCGGGTCTGGTCAAAAGACGATCCGCAGAAGCCCGTCTTATCTAGCTAAGAAATACCCAACGTATGATCCAAAGACGGATGGGAATGTCTTTGAGTGGATTAATCGTGTATGTGAACAAGCCCATCTCGAAAGACGAGAGGCTTATAAGCCCCGAAGTATTGAATGAATGTTGACTATCTGGCACCGGGTCCTGTAGCCGAGGCTTTCCACCAAGACAATTCTTTCGTTCGCGGATTGATGGGACCGGTGGGCTCAGGTAAGTCGACGGCTTGCTGTTTTGAGATTTTGTCCAGGGCTCTCGAACAAGCACCGAGTCCTGATGGCACCCGTCGTTCACGTTGGGCGGTCTGCAGGAATACTTATCCGGAGCTTAAGTCAACAACGATCAAGACCTGGATGGACTGGTATCAGGATTTGGCGACGATGAAATGGGACACGCCCATCACATCGAATATCAACATATCGGATATTGGCGACGGGACCGGACTCGAGCTCGAAGTGATTTTCATGGCACTTGACCGCCCCGAGGATGTCGGGAAGCTGCGGTCTCTCGAACTAACGGGCGGGTGGATGAACGAGGCTTCCGAAATGGAAAAGGCAGTTCTCGACATGCTCACCCAGCGTGTTGGTCGATACCCGTCGAAAAGAAACGGGGGCCCAACATGGACGGGGGTTATTATGGACACCAACCCCCCGGATGATGATTCATGGTGGTACAGACTTTCCGAAGAGGAAAAGCCGGACATTTACCGATTCTTCAAACAACCGGGTGGCTTAATACAGGACCTGGACCCAAAGTCACAGTCTTACAGAAAGTACGTCCCCAACCCGGTTGCCGAGAATGTTCAGAATCACAGCCTCGGATATCAGTACTACTTAAACCAGACTTATGGGAAGACCGAAGACTGGATCAAGGTTTTTCTTCTCGGTCAGTACGGGACAACCCTTGATGGTAAGCCGGTTTATCCGGAATGGAATGAGAAAGCGCACATGTCAGAAAGCGGGGTTGCTCCCGTGCAGGGCATGCCGATCATGCTCAGTTTTGACTTTGGGCTGACTCCAGCCTGCGTGTTCCTTCAGATGAACAGCCGTGGACAGCTGTTAGTACTCAGGGAGCTGGTCTCCGAGGATATGGGCATCCGTCAGTTTTACTCGGAGGTGGTCCGCCCGGTTATACGCGGTGAGTACTCCAGGTATCGGATAGAAGCCGTTGGCGACCCAGCCGGAAACATGCGGAGTCAGACAGACGAGAAGACTTGTATGCAAGAACTGATGGAACTTGGGATCCTTTGCGAGCCCGCTCCTACGAACGAGTTCGTGGCTAGGCGGGAGTCTGTGGCGTACTTTTTGCAGAGGATGTCAAGCGGCGAGCCGGGATTTGTTCTGGACCCTTCTTGCAAGATGCTTCGAAAGGGGTTCAACGGCGGTTACCGCTTTGAGAGGCTAAGGGTTTCGGGTTCAACGCGCTTTCGAGACCGACCGGTAAAAGATAAGTTTTCACATATACACGACGCCCTTCAGTATGGGTGTCTCCAGATGAGGTCAGAAATGAACCCTATTCGTTCGATGACTGTTCAACATCACCCAATTGCTGCTGGATGGGTGTAGGAATCGCGCATGGCACTGGAATCGCTGCGGCTCCGAAGGGATTTTGAAAAAGAGCAGATAAAGGAAGAGCCAGCTGTTGTGTCCCTGAGCGCTCACATCGAGCGCTGTTATACCGAGGCCAAGTCTTCCAAGGCTGATATCACAGAGCGCCTGCTCCGTTGCGAGCGTCAACGTCGTGGCGAATACGATCCTGACAAGCTCGCCCTGATTCGCCAGACAGGCGGGGCAGACGTGTATTTAATGCTTACAGACATCAAGTGCCGCGCCGCAGAGTCTTGGATCAAAGATGTTTTATTGTCCTCAACGGGACAAAGTTGGAGCCTTAGCCCCACTATTGAGCCATCTCTTCCCGCTGAGGTAAACGAGGGAATCATCGAAACAGTAGTCCTGGAGGTGGGAGAGGCGAGGGGCGATGGCGTAATCGTGCATCCCCGGGCGATTGCCGAGCGAATGAAAGAAGTCCGCGAAGAGGTCTTGGTTCGCATATCGGAGCTTGCGAAAACCGCTGCCATGAAAATGGAGCAGCGGATGCTCGACAAGCTCACCGAGGCTCGCTGGTCGGACACGATGGTAGAGATCATTTATGACTTCGTTACCTTTCCCGGGTGTATTATCAAGGGGCCCTTCATCAAACAAAAGCGACAGCTTCGTTGGTCAAAGGGCTGGAAGCCAGAGGTTTTTGAGGACATCGGAGAGTCGTTCGAGCGCGTTTCTCCGTATGACTGCTTCCCGTCGCCAAATGCGGTCACCCCGCAGGATGGTTACTTCATTCAGCGCCATCAGCTGACACGGTCTTCGCTTTCCAAATTAATCGGCGTCCCGGGCTATAACGATGCTGCAATCCGGGCTGCTTTGGAGCAGTACGGTCGCGGCGGGCTTAGGAACATGGAACAGGGCGACTCTGAGCGCCACCTGCTCGAGGGCAGGAATAACACCCTGGTTGGAACAGAAATCATCGAAGCCGTGGAGTTTTGGGGCTCCGCTTCGGGTTTCATGCTCCGTGAGTGGGGCATGAAAGACGTTGAGGACCATGTTGAGTACGAGGTAAATTGCTGGAAGGTTGGGGTACATACCATTAAAGCAATCAAGAACCCGGACCCGCTTGGTCGCCGTCCTTATAGCAAGGCTTCGTGGGAAAGCATTCCAGGGGCGTTCTGGGGAATGGCACTGCCGGAGGTGATGCGCGACATACAGATTATTTGTAATGGGGCAGCCAGGGCTTTGTCTAATAATATGGGCATTGCCTCGGGCCCCCAGGTTGAGATTAGCGTCGACCGCCTGCCGGACGGCGAGAACCTAACATCGATGTATCCCTGGAAGATCTGGCAGACCACG